AGGATAGTATTTTGCAACGTTTATTTGATCGTCGTTTGTATAGTAGGAAGGATTAGGTAATCTACCAGGATTAGCTTTGTTTATATTTATTTTTCTAGGTTGATTACGGTTATCTGTCCAAAAAAGAAGATCTTCTAAAAGATTTATATTTTCAATGTAATGAGTTAATGAAAAATTTAAAAACTTACCTTCAACAAGTTTTACTTTTTCTTCGGTTTCTATATTATATCTCCATATGTTACATATAGCTTCATCAGAAGGATAAGAGCTTAACAAATCTACAGACGTGTCTATAAAATTAGTTAAAAATAAATATATATTTTTACCTTGTTGATCAACAAAATAACCAATTATTTCAACGTTACAATCTTCTATATTTAAGTTAGTCTCTAATATGTTACCTAATACAGTTTGTAGAGTTCCTACATCAGCGCCTTCAGATTGACTTACCGATACGTTAACAGCTTCTCTATATTCACCATTAGGTAAAAGCCTAGCGTCCAAATCTCTATTCATTTTGGACTTTATAAAAGTGTTCTTGCTTTCAGCCATGTTTAATGTTTAAGCCATTTAGATTTACCTCTCATTACTTGTACAAACTCGTCTAGTTTAATATTGCTTAACCTTATTTTAGCGTTTCTAAGAGCTGCATATCTGTCTTTTTTATACCTTTGCACTACATACTCTGGCATGTTTCTTCTTACTGAGGTCAAACTGTACAGTATATGTTTATACATAGCTTCTTCAGCCATTTTAGGAACCTTAGTATCTTCGTCGTAACCTAAACCATCTGATATGTATTCTAATACTATAATTTTTTGTGCTAAGTCACTACTAAAAGAAAACATACCAGTTCTTTCATTTATAGTATACCATCCGTTTGCTTGCGCATACTGCTGCTGTTGACCGTATAGTCTTCCATAAGAATCTAATGTGGGATAATAACCCCAATAATCTCCCCAAGGATACTGTTGCCAGTTTTGCTCAAAATTCCATTGTTGGTTTTTCCATCTGTCTTCCGTTATAGATAGATTAGCTTCTAAGTTATCTTCACTATTATCTTGTATAGGAATGCCACCGGCGTCTTGTATTGGTAATTCTGTAGGATTAGTAGTTAAATTAGTAGGATATATAATTCTTCTAACACCACCCTTATCAATCCAGGATAACCGAACATAATTAACGTAGTCTTGTGGTATAGGCACAGATAAGCTAGGTGGAATAGTTAGCTCCTGAGATTTAATACTTCTCAACGTGTCATACGAAAACTCTTGCAAACCTCTTTTAGCGTGGAAGAGTACATCACTTCTTCTAACTCTAGTTATTATATTGTCAGGTCCAACGTAAGCTGCTAAAAAATTATTTATAATATCACTTAGTGCTACGTATTCGTAGCTACCATAGTTTGACTGTACTGCAAAATCTTTTAATTGACACATCATGAAACCACCACTATAGTATGATGATGTTAAAACTCTAGTTCCATTAGCATCTATAATTTTCAATGAATTATCATTTACTAAAACAGGTGGTGTTCCAAAACTTGCTATGTAATATAATTCAAAATTAGAAGTAGAATTAAGAGTTGTACCATTTGGCGCAAGTCTACTTTGTAATTTAGTATTGAAATTACTAAATACAAAATCATTTTGACCTGGTGATCCTGATGATACCTCTACTACATGTTGACCAGAGTAATACTGCGCGTTAGTTTCTTTTATTAATCCCATTTATCAAGCTTTTTCATTTACTTCTTCTTGTTGTATCTTTTGTGATGCTATCTGTACTATCTGTGGATCTCTTATGACTACACCGGCATAAAATAGTATATTAATAACTAATTCAGTGTACTCACTATTGTCTAAATCAAAATCTACAGACCCAGTGGTTGGTATAACTGTTCCTGATGTACCGGCTGGTGCATAATTAAATTCACCTAAAGTACCAACTGTATAAGCCCACACAGGATCTTCTGGTTTTTTAATATAACTTATTTCTATAGGAGTTTGACCTGCTGTTGTAGCTAACTGTGGAGTTGTTTTTATTTTATTCTCTTCGTATAGGTATACAGGGTATTCTTTGGTGGGAGTTGCTAAAGTAGATCTTCTTAGCAAGTTGAACTCGTGTCTAGTCACTGGTTGAGCTTCTATATAATCGTTGTTATATGAGATTGCACCAGCAAGTGGAGTCCATGTTGTGTATGTTAGAGATGGTCTATATGTCACCTCATTTAATCTATAAAGATTTGTTGGTATTTCAAAGTAATCACCACCTACATTATAAGTAGGTAAGATAGAAGTTCTAAAATACTCTATTTTTTTCTCTATTTCGGCTAGTCTGTCAGCGTAGTCTACTTCGGTTTGTTGGACTCTAGCTTGTTGAGCAAGATCTTGAAAGTATCTTTCAAATATTTCTCTTTGTACTTGAGTTCCTATTTTGTTAAACTCAAACGGTGTCATATATCCTCTTTGTTCTTTGTTTAGGATTGTTAACACTGTTTGGTATACGCTGTTTACGTCTACTGCCATTATAAATATTTTAAAAAAGAGGTCGCCAATCGCGACCCCTAATGATTATAATCACTTATTATTTAAGTTTTTTCTGTATTGATTTATAAACTTCTAACCCTTCATCAGTCTGAAACCACGCAGCCATAGCTGAATATGCGTTTTCTTCAAATGGTACTGTCATAAGTTTACGACCATTGCTAGCCCAACTAAACGATCTTTGATCTTCGCTTAATTTTATTATTCTAGATTCTGCGGCTAATATAGCTACATTTCTTAATTGAATTTTCTCGTCATTGGCTAATTCTAAGAACAAAGCAGGATTATTTCTAGCTAATAGCAATATATCTCTTTTTATTTCTTTAGAACTCATGTTAACTACCTTAGATCCAATTTCAACCCTTAGTATTGCTTCTGCATGGTCTATTTCTAATTCTCTAGCTATTATCATTGCATCTACTTCTAGCTCCAGCGTATCAACGCTTGATTCTGCTAGTAGCTCTGGTCTGTATTCAGCATACTCCCTGTCTCTTTTTGGATGATATAAAGATAAAAGTTTCTGTAAGTTTTGTTGTTCTTTCGGAACAAACAAACGACCTGATTCAAAAACAATATGACCCAATGTTGCTGTTCCTTTTTGTTCATCAACGAAAGGGCTAGACATATTAGTAGCATATCTTAATTCTCTTTGAGATCCATTACCTTCATCGAAGAAAAGCAAAGGAGATCTTAGTGAATGTTTTGAATTTAACCTTAATGTTAGTGGGTTTTTGTTTAATAGTGTATAAAGACGATCTTTTATTTCCCAAGATCCATCTATACTAGATTTTTGTTTTGACATAATATAATATAATAGTTAATAAAAAAGCTAGAGTGCCGAAGCACCCTAGCATAATTTTGATGTTATTAAGTAGTAAACAACATAAAGTTGTTAGCCGCTTGAGTAACTAGACATCTTTCAGATAAGAAGTGAACTTCCATAGCATCTAAAGATGACGTGTAAGCTCCACCAACTGAACCAGTAACCCATGACTTCATTCTACGATCATCAGCCTCAGAAGCTCTATATCTTACGTGTAAGAAAGGTCTTCTAATGTTTGATCCTAGCATTTGGTCATAAACTGTAGATGTTCCAGCAGGTACTAATACACCTTCGATATCTGGTGCTAAACCTCTAGTTGAAGCATCATTTAGATATTTCCAGTCAGTCTTATAGAAATCATAAGAACCTCTTCTAAATCCATCAAAACCGAAGTTTAATGCCATTTCAGAATCGTTCTCAAATAAACCATAAGAAGCACCGCCTGAAAAACCTGCGTTTACTTCTGCTATCATGTTGTCAATAGATAAAGCTAAAGATCTATTACAGAAAATCATATTTTCTTCAATAGCACCTTCAAAATCTAATTGAGCCAAGATAGTATCGAAGTCAGCCAAAGCGCCTGATCCATCACCTGTTCCTGCAAAATTTTGGTACTCATGACCTCTATCTTTAATAGCAGCGAATAAACCTTCTGTACCTTTGTCATCTGTAAAATTACTATTCAAACCTAAAGCGTTAGCAGCAGATCCAGCAGCAGCAAGCTCACCTTCAACAATTGCCATTTCTAAGTAATCTTCAAATCTTAGTCTTGTTTCAGATTCAGACTTTAAATACCATAGATATCCAGAAGTACCATCTTCAGTAGCGACTTCAACCCAACCAATTTGAGCAGCATCAGATCCATTGATCTCAAACTTATCTCTAATAATAATTGGAGAGTTAGAGTACTGTGTAAAATCTGGCTCGATAGAAGCTAATCCATCAGTGTCAGATCCTTTCTGCCAAGCAGCACCGTAAACAAATACAGCAACAGCTGATCCAGCACCACCTGAAGAACCACCTTCTCCTTGGAATACACCAGCAGGAGCACCAGAAGTAGTTAATAAACCTGAAGCAGTATAAGGAGCTACAGAAATTTCACAAGTTCTAGGAACACCAGAACCACCACCTGCATAAGCACCTGGAGCTGCAGTAACGATTACCTTCATTGATTCACCAACACCAGCACCAGTTGTACCGTTTCCGTAAACAACTAATGTTTGATTAATTTTAATCGCACATTGTTTGTTACCTACAATACCACCAGAAGCTGTAACGTCTGGATCAATAGTAACTCTAATTGTAGAACCATCAACAACCTCTGCAGTTTCATAAGAAACGTGTAACCTATTTTGTTCTGACCAAACAACCTGATCTGAAGTCATCGGCATTTCTGCGCCTACCATTCTCAAGAAACCAGACATAGTTCTGTTTCCGTATCTTTCCACCTCTTGCTCATAGAGCTCAGGTAGATATTGTTGAGCAAAATCGTTATCACCTTCTGTAAAAGAAAGATAATTACTAGATAATGCCATTCGCTTTTGAGCGGGCTCTAAGTTAGGAGCCAATCCTGGAATTAATCCCATATTTTCTAAATTTTAATTTTATGTTCGTTTTTTGAATTTTAGTTTAGAGGAGTCTGCGCCAGTAATAGCCTTAACCTTTAAACCATTAATATAAACATCGCCAGAAGCTGCTGCTCTAGGCTTGCCATCTTGGATATTTTTGGACTTAGCCATAATATCTTTTGTAGCGTCAGCTCGACCTTGTTCATAAAAATGACTTACTAAGTTGTCAGAATTACTTGCTGCATAAATAGCCTTGTGATAACCAGCGTAATCTTTTACACTACCATCATCATTCAAGAACTTCTTAAATACGGATTGTAAATTTGTTTGTTGATCTGCGGTTTGGCTTGGGTCATTCAATTTATAATTAAACTTTTTTTCTCCAACATCGAATTTAAATCCATTAAATTCATTTTTGAAAAAATTATGAGTTTTATCCTTAAACGTCCCATGCATTTTTGTTTGCCTATCTTGGCTCTCTCTATATGTATTGACAAAATCTAAAGCGGCTTCGTATTCTTCACTTGGAGCATCGTTATTGGTCTTCAACTTGATTTCCTTGTAATACTCTTGTTTTGAACTTTCAAGTTCACTTTTTGCTTTTGCAATTTCTTCTTTATATGCTAGTTGTTTTTTCTTTACAGTTCTAGCATCTTCCTCTTCTTCATTCCATGAAAAACTATCTTCCAATATGAATTCTATTTCTTCTTGATTTAGATGAGGTTTAGTCTTTTTATAATATTCTCTTAATACTTGATTGTCGTTTAAAGAACTATAGTCTTTGTTTAGATTAATGTAATCTTCCATAGAACCTCCAGTTTTATTCATAAACTTAACTAAGTCTTGTAGATTTTCTGGAACTTGTATTTGAGGTTTTATTTCTTCTTTAAATTGTGGTACAGCTTGAGGTGCTTCTACTATTTCCTCTATTTTTGATTCCTCTACCGCTTCAATCTCTTCGGTAGGTTCTTGCTCGTTGTGTGCTTGTCCCATATCTTGCAATTCCACTTTGGTTTCTTCCGTTGTTTCTTTGCTTTGCTCATCAGACTGTAGCACAACTTTCGTTGATTCTGGCTCTTGAATGGCATCTTTTTTTTCTTCTTGTAAATCTATTTTTACTGTATTTTGTTTTTCCACTAATTTTCTAGGTCTTCCAGGTTTCTTTTTTACCTTGAACTCCCCTTCTTGTTTTACTTGTTCTGACATAATATAATATAATAATTAATAATTAAGTAGGCATAAAGTCACCTGCCGTTAAAGGCGATTGACCCATACCACTTCCTTTTTCAAAATCTACAGGAGCACTATCATTATTTCTTTGTGCTATCATTTGACTTTGTTGTGTTCCTTGTATTCTTGTTCTTTGATCTTTTCTTTGTTCGATCATGTCTTCCTTAGACTTGTCTTTTTGTATTCTCGATTGTTCTATTTGCATAGCGTATCCATGGTTAACCTCAGCCATCTTTATTTGATGATTAAGTTCTACTTGCATTTTTTGTATTTGTAACTCTGTTCTTACTTTTTCTAGTTGAGACTGAGTTTCTACTAATGCTTGTTGTTTTTGAACTTCAGACATAGCTTCTTGCTCTCTTGCTTTAGCCTGAGCCTGAGCTTGAGATTGAGCTATTTGCTCTTGCATTTTTTGATCTGCTTGCGCTTTCTTTTTTCTTCTAAATTTAAGAAACTGATTTGCTAATTTTAAATTTTTAACTTCTCTTATATCAATAGCATCCTCTAAGTATATTTGATTATTTTTAAGGGCTATTTGTATATTTTGTTCAAGCATTGCTTTCTCCTCTTCATCCGGTTCTAAGTTTATAAATATACCAAAATCATGTATATTTATAGCAGACAATTCCTCTAATGTAGCTGTATTGTATTCAGATATACTGTTCATTAAAGCTTGTTTAGTAGTTGGGAAAGCTAATGAATCAGCAACTCTTAAGGATATGTTTTCACAAGTTCTAACAGTTAAATACAAACTACCTTGTAGTATATGTCTTGTAGCTGTATTACTGTTTGCGGCAGCTAATTTTTGTAAACCAACTAATGAATCTTTATCAGGCGTACTAGCATCTCTAGCTTCATTTAAACCAGTTACATCTCTTATCATTTGTAAATAGTAGTTGTAAGTTTGAATAAGACTCTGTATTTTACCCATACCGCTAGAACTACTTAGTTCTTGTATAGGAACTTTACCTCTATTAGCATCACCTTCCTGTGTAAGACTTCTACCTACAACACTACCTGTTTGGAAGTACATGTTCAACGCTTCTCTTGGATTATAGTTAGTTCCATTTCCAAGATCTACCTCAGCTAAACCATCAACGTCTAAGTATACACCATCAGGTACTATACGTGACATAACTTGTTGCAGTTTTAAATGCGTAAGTTGAATCATATCCGCGAATCCAGTAACTCTATTAACTAAAGAATCGATACGACCCTTATATAAGCGTGGAGCACAGATGTTGTAATTCATATTAACTTTTACAGTATCTGAAACTGGTCTAGTCATGTTCTCAGCTAAATTCCATTTAAGCATCATCTCATGACCTAGTATTTTAGCTCCACTGTATAATACTTCTATTGATCTATATTCCTTTTTAAAATTAGGATTATCTGGAGCTTCTAAAAATGTATCTTGTTTTTCTAATATTTTTTCTAAACCAGTGCTAGTTTCTTTTAATTTGAATACTTGATTTGTAAAAGTTTTGTATTCAAAATATAACACCTGTATAATGTTATCATCTCTTCTGCCATTCCAGTTTCTAGTATAGTTTTGGTTTCCTGGATATTTTTGTATTTCTTCTAATTCTTTTGGTGTCAGATGTGGAAATTCTTTTTTAAGCTCAGCTAAACTAACGCCTTTAACTTCTCCCACATACCACATGTCTTCAAAATTAGGGTCTTCAGTATAAGACCAAATCAAATTAGCTGGATCAACATAATCTACTACAACTCCTTCAGATCTGTTCCAATTTGTTTTAACAGCACCAATACCTAACACTGTTAAATCATAATTAACTCTTTGTCTAGTTAACTCGTATTTATTATAATCTAGAACTTGATTTATAACTTCTTCTTCAGCTACTTCTACACTTTGTTTAAAATCCATTTGCATATGCACAGCCAACTCCTCTTTGTCTTGTGGAGCCGCGCTTGGATCGTTACTATTAAAAGCATTTACACCTAAAGTCTTCTGTAAGTTATCTAAAAATTGTTTAGCATTTATGTCAGTCAATAAGCCTTGAGCATACTCAGTTCTTTGCTTATTTGAAACTGGATCTTGAGCGTAAGCATTAACGTCATAAGTTCTTTGACTAATACCATTTACAACTATGTCTACAAACTTAGACAATATAGGTACGGGTTTCCAATCTAGATTTAAATAAGATAAATCTCCATCAATAGCTAGTTCATCTTTATATTTTTGTATAGGCTGTTCGCCTCTAGCATATAACCGAAGCATATGGAAATTTTGATAATTCTCATGGAATTGATCTCTACCTCTTCCAGCCCAGAACCAATCTCCTTCAATAGCTCTACCTACTTGAAGACCATACTCCCACGTTGCTTTTTCTGCATCTGGTACTATTTGGTCCGGAAAAGCACTTTGTGAATTAGTATAAACTTTCATTTGTATTTTTTATTTTTGATGATAAACCGCTATTGTCGTAATTAGTCATATTTAAACTTATTTTTTTAACTGATGTTTGGCTGCTAGGTGAGTACTTGTTTTTATTGCAAGCCATAATAGCTAAACCAGAACTAATAGAGGCATCGTGTTTAGTTCTATTATTTATATTAAATTTAGCCCAATCTTCTAATGTCCTTTGAAAATACATACTACTGTATGAGTCTCCAAATAATCCAACGTGTTGTTCTATGTAATATTCTATTGCAGCTGCGTGAGCTTGCTTAATGTCTTCGCTAGTGTTAGGTATTCCACCTATTTCTTTTTCTGCTGGAGACAGTTTGTTCCATATTTTATCTGGGCGATTCATGCTAAACCCTCTATATCCTCTTCGCCTCATATAGTACAATAATCTTGGTTTATTATTTTCTGCAAGTATTGGCATGCTGTAAAATACTAAAGCCATAAGTACATCTTCAAAGAATATATCAGCCGTTTGTGGTCTAGCTATATATTCTAAGAAAAAATGATTAGGTGGTGCATCTTCCATGCTGAATTTAGTTAATCCGTGAAGTGATCCTTTAGACCCTTTGCCATCGACAGTTCCAGATATATCATAACTATCACAACCAAAAGCCCCAACGTGTTCATTGCCAGGATGCTTAACCCCATTTTTTATAATTACTCGATTTTGAAGATTTTTAGGTGGAACCCATGAAATTAAAAATCTACCATCTTTATTAGGGTAAAATATTACCTTAGTATCTTTAACTCCATTTTCCCACATAAAGCTACCTCTCGTAACTCCGTTAGTTCTTATTACTTCTTCGTTGTAATCTATTTGTTCGTATATTTTAGTTAAATTAAATATACTATTTTTAGTCTCATCTCTAAAAGCATGTTGTTCAGTACGTGGAAATTGTCTATAGTATTCGTTTAAACTATCACTATCGTTTTTTAATCCCTCAACTTCATTCTCCCAATGCTCTATAACTCCGATTGTAATTGGAGCATTGTCAACTCCGAATACTTTATTTTTTGGCGTAGTGAATACAGGTGATCCAAAAGTATCCATGAATCCTTCGTAGTTCCACTCCATAGGTATGAATAAATTATAGAGTCCAGAACTTGTTTGTCCGTTTCTATTTCTTTTTGTAACGTCTGAATTGTAGTATAGTTTTTTAAAGTTTTCTCCACCTTTATCTAAAGCGTTTGAAGTTGAGCCCATCATACATTTACCTACTATTCTTGATCCTAGTCTTAACGTAGTTTTTGTAACTCTCCAGTTGTTTAATATGTTATCAGGTCTTTCCCATTTACCACTTTCATCGTGAGCTAGTATCTTTAACTTTTCACCATCGTAAGAGTTATCTCCTGTATTCTTCCAATCTATTGTTGTGTCTAATCCTTCTAGTTCAGCTAGTTTAACGTTGTCATCTAGTTTACGTCTAGTAAGCTTTGAAGCTGGGACTCTATATGCCAGTTCGGTCTTAGGACGATCCATACCGTCTTGGATCGGCTTGAAGAAAAACGGATAGTTAACGGATATTGGCACGACCTTATCTGTAAACATTTTTTTAGCATCTGATCCAGATTTA